AGTGCGCCTGTTGTTACCGCATACCCCGCCTGATAACCTACAGCAGTGTTGTTTGAAGCTGTGGTGTTGGCTTGTAGGGCTTGTGAACCAACGGCTGTATTTGATGCGCCTGTGGTTGTGTTGCGGAGCGTGTAATTTCCGTATCCAGTGTTGTGACTGGCAGTTGTGGAATAGAGTGATTGGTATCCACTTGCGGTGTTGTTGGTGCCGCTGACATTGCTATACAGGTTGTACCAGCCTAGCGCTGTGTTGAACCGACCATCGGTTTGCGAGTAAAGCGCCCCATTACCTAAAGCTGTTGAATAGTCTCCAGTCGTATTAGCCGCCAAAGCACTAGCACCAACCGCAGTGTTGGTGGATACAGCACCTGCGCCACGGCCTACGGTGAGGCCTTGAACCGTGATGTCGCTTGTGGTGGTAAGGGTGGTGATCGTCCCGCCACCAACAGCCATAACCCCCGATGTGGACGGCAAGGTCACAGTCACAGTACCAGCCACTGCTGGTGCGCTCAGAGTCACTGCCCCTGATGTATCTCCATTTACAACAACGCTTGCCATATTAAATCCTTATTGAATTACCCAGCGTGAGCCGCTGGAAACAGTAACCGCCTGACCGCTTGCCACCGTAATTGGCCCTGCCGACATACCTGAGAACCCCGCCGCAATGGTGTAGCTGGTAGCCACTGTTTGGCTGTTTACCACAATCCCGTTGGATGCAACAGGAACCCTTGCTTTAAGTTCCCCGGTGCTTGGCTTGTACAAAAGAAACGCATTGCCTGTGAATAGCGTTGATGCCGTTCCAGTTGTAGCGTTTGCAAACAGCGGGTAAACATCGGTTGCTGTGCTTGTGTCGTTGCTCAGTGCCGCACCACCCACAGAAGCCCATGCCGTTCCGTTGTAGCCTTCAAACTCCGTTGTAGTGGTGTTGAACCGCAACATCCCAGAAACAGGGCTAGGACGCTCTCCGGTCGTTCCTTTGCTGATGGTCAATGCGCCAGTGGAACTAAAGGTGGAATTTGCGCTAGCAGTAAGTGTAGTGAATGCGCCTGTGTTGGTTGTCGTTGCACCCACCGTGCCATTAATATTGATTGAGGCAGTGCCCGTCAAGTTGGTCACTGTGCCGCTAGAGGGTGTACCCAAAGCGCCATTAAACAGCACCACAGCGCCAGCAGACCCTGTGTTGACAGCCAATGCTGTAGCAACACCAGTGCCTAAGCCAGATACACCTGTGCCGATGGGAAGCCCTGTAGCATTAGTTAATGTACCGCTTGATGGAGTGCCTAGTGCGCCGTTAAACAGCACCACTGCACCAGCAGAGCCAGTGTTAACAGCTAAAGCTGTAGCAACACCAGTGCCTAAGCCGCTGATGCCTGTAGCAACTGGAAGCCCTGTTGCATTAGTAAGAGTGACAGAAGAAGGAGTACCTAATGCAGGAGTAACCAATGTGGGGCTATTAGAGAACACCACAGAGCCAGTGCCTGTCTCATCTGTCACAGCAGCAGCTAGGTTGGCAGAAGAAGGCGTGGCTAAGAATGTAGCCACTCCTGTCCCCAAACCACTAATGCCTGTAGAAACAGGGAGTCCTGTAGCATTGGTAAGAGTGGCAGAACTAGGTGTTCCTAAAACCCCACCATTAACCACAACCGCACCAGCAGAACCTACATTAACAGCCAATGCTGTAGCAACACTAGTGCCTAAACCACTGACACCAGTGGCTATAGGTAAACCAGTTGCATTAGTCAGTGTGGCTGATGAAGGTGTCCCCAATGCTGGAGTGACTAGTGTAGGACTGTTTGAAAAGACTAGAGAGCCGCTACCTGTTTCGTCTGTAACAGTAGAGGCTAGGTTGGCTGAGGAAGGCGTGGCTAAGAATGTAGCCATGCCAGTGCCTAAACCACTGATACCAGTAGATACAGGCAAGCCAGTGGCGTTTGTGAGGGTGACAGAAGAAGGAGTGCCTAAGGCTGGTGTAACCAGCGTAGGGCTGGTAGACATGACAACATTGCCAGTGCCTGTAATTGCATTGCTTACCAGACCTTTAGAAGCATCAGTAAACACAGCCTGAGAAGCTGTCAATGAAGCGGCGTTAACTGTGCCTGTTAAATAGACATCTTTGAATTTTAAAGATGAAGAACCAATATCAACAATATTAGTTATCTTAGGAGTGATGTTTACGCTTGAAACAACAACATCTTGGACAGGCCCCAACTTAGTAATTGGAGCACCTTCAGCAGCAGTGCCATCGTGAGTATGACCAGTAGACGCATTAAACGCTGCTACGACAGAATCAAATTCTCCATCCAAATCAGCAGCGTTAATAATATTACCATCAGCAATATTATTAGTACCATCAGCACGAACATAACCAGTCATAATATTTCCTTATCTTCTATCATGCGTGGAGTATTCCAATGTAGCAGCGTCCAACGAAAAGGCAGGGTCTGTACTATTTGAAACAAATTGAAGAGATACGGAAAAAGCAGACCCTACCACTTGAGTTTGAAACAATCTTTTAAGCCTGTCTCCATACACAGTTGTACCATACTTTGCTGTGCTTGTACCGTAAAACCCAACACTTCCTGTATTATTAGAAAGGATGATTGTTTCTGGTTGAATACTTCCTCTATCATCAAAATCCAGTTTTAAATTCACCGATGTTGTGACACTGCCCAAAGGGTCTGTGTACAAGAACAATTTATAAAAAGTTTTTCTAACCCGTGGATCATTGATAGGCACATAAGGAGTAGCAAAGCTAGCTACAATATTAGCCCCATCAAAACTACTACCACTTTCCATCTGATAAACATAACCATCTGTGTGAGCAAACACTACGGTTTCTGTTTGGTTTCTATAGTCGCTGTCTGCTACATACGCTTTAATGCCTGATGTTTCAGCCCAAGCAATACTAGCCGTATTATCAGCAGTCATTTGTGTTCCTAGAATACCCTTAGCACTAGAAGGAGTGACGGAACTATTATATCCAAATATTCTATATTGAGATTTTTGTTTAATCACTACACTAGAAAAAGAAGAACTAGAAAAGATTAAATCAGTTGCTTCTTGTTGAATAACTTTAGAAACAACTCCTAAATTAAAATCACCAGTTCTGTCTGTTGCGCTGAGCAGTCTTAAACCTTCAGGGCCTAAGAACATAATGTCTCCACCAACCTCTTGTATGGTGTCTGTAGCCACACAGCCTACATTCCTTGTGATTGGTTGAAGATTAAAGTCTGCTGATGTGTTGCCAGTTATTTGACTAATGCTTTTTTCAGTGAAAATAATTAGTGCTTCACGGAATACAATAATGCCTGTTATCACACCACCAATAGAAATGATACCAGCACCGTTGGCTACATTAAAATCTGTGTCAGTGTAAGGGGATGAGAAGATAATCTTATCGCCTTTTGCAAACATCAAATGATTTTTATGAAAGGCTACAAAAGAAGCACCCAACAAATCTGTTGAGGTGTCTACTACTTTATATGTGCTATTGTCATAAATGAAAGGATAGTTTACTGAGTCAACCCCAACTATCTTGCTGGTGGTGTTTATTCTGTATTTAGAAACACGCAGTTTTTCACTGTCACTATAATTAGAAGTTAACCAAGACAGTCCAGCATTATCTGCGGGACTGCTAGCCAAAGCAGGGTTGATAGAAAGAGTGGCCCCACCTGATGTAACAGTTGCTGTAGAAGTGACTGTATACACTTGCTGAACGCCGCTAATAGTGAATGTGTCTCCTACCCTTGGGGTGGCAGTTAAACCGTCTACAACGAGGCTAGTGCCAGTTTGACCAGCACCATTAACTAACACTGTACCAAAAGAAGGGACATTTATTTTTGTCCATCCACTGCCAGTTGACTTGTATAAAGAATTATTTCTTAGCGAGATTACATTGCTTTCCCAAGCAGCAATTCCTTTAATCAACCCGCTATGGGCTGCAAAGGTAATGTTTGCTAAATCAGCAGGACTACTTGCTAGAGAAGTGTTTAAACTAAGCGTAGCTCTCTTAGTGATATTGTCATAAGAAACGCTATTGATACTATATGTGCCAGTAACTCCTGCAATAGTAAATGTATCATTCACTTCAGGAGTTACAAAAATATTAGCAATAATTAATGTTGTTCCAGTTTGACCACTGCCATGTACTTTTGGGAACCCATAAGGGGGCACTGACGCACTGTCATATTTAGCAAAGCCCTCTATTCTTCTATAGCCACCATCAACAGAAGGCTCAAAGTTTTTCAATAGACGAGCACTTCCCGGAGCATTAATACCTTGCTGTAAAGGAGACAAGTTAGAAACAAGTCCACCCTTAAATTCAAAAGCATATGTTTGCCAAGCGTCAGCCATTAATTCACCCTGTCGCCAAAGGCAGTTGCTTTAGACGGAACAATCATACCAGAGCGCATATTGACATAACGATTGACTAACATGGTACGCATGCGTTTTACACCATCATCAAACTTATTTTTAGCTAAGTTGGCAGCTTGCTCATTGCTCCTAAACAAGTAAGCATAGAGCATAGCTCCATCAATAATTACATGTCGGAATCGTTCAGGTATAGTGGGAGTATCTGAATAAACAGAAAGATCAACAGGCACTTGATAGTATTCATACACCAATGTGTATGCCTGATCAGGTGCGTTAACTATTCCATATTCCAAGCTTGGTGCATGGAATACAAACTCTGGTAGTTTTCTCTTGCTAGAGTCTACGGCATACTCTTGATCTATGAAGCTATTTAAATATTCTTCGTATGAAATTAAAGTAAGCTTTTGAGTTTTATTTCCTAGCCCTGTATTTTCTTTAATCCTAAATGAATCAAAATCAATTGTATTTGCGTCTGCTGGAAAAGAATATCTAATTGTTCCAGCCGTTAAAACCTGTTCCTTCACTTCGTGATTGAAGGGCCATTCATAATGGATATGGTTGATATCTCTGATGGCTGCATTCACAGAATCTTTATTGTGTGCATAAAATCCTGTAGCTGAAGCAAAATTAGAAGATGTGAGCTCAACCTCATTCAATCTTCTATTCACTTCGTTGACTAAATCAAGAAAATTATATGCCATTATTATCTTTCAAACCGTGCTCTTATTATAACATAATATATAAACAAAAAGGGGCAACCTCTTGTGGAAGCTGCCCCTTGGTTTAGTTAGCTTTTAAGCCAACTGTTCACGGTCAACTGAGGCAGGGCCAACACGACCATTCAGATCAACAAGCACAGCCCACACACGAATTGTGCCAGCCGACACAGCAGTGGTAGAAGTGGCAATCAACACATCCAATGTGTCAGCAGTAGCGCCAATCACGATGGGCTGGAAAGCCGCAGCGTTTTGTGCATAGGTGCCAACAGCAGTGGCAGCAGCCAAAGTAGCGCCATCAATGAAGTTGTCAGCATCAACGCCTGTCACACCAACATCCAAAGTCACATCACCAGTGATGGCAGCAGTGACTTCGTAGCCAGCATTGAGAATCAAAGTCTCAGCAGGAATGTCCAACACTTCCAACACATCGGTGGCTGCAAGAGCAGAGCCTTTGGTTGTGGTGGCTGTGGCAAAGTTGAGGGTTGTCTCAACTACATAAGGCATGCTGCGGACAGCACGGCTTGGGTGGGTAGCGGCATTGATACCGCTAGAAACATCAACAGTAGCCATTTATATGTTCTCCTTAAGCAGCGTTATATTTAGCAGTGACGATGCCCTCAGGACGCAAAATCTTGCGACCATACAGGTGCATACCACGCACGATGTCAGCAAAGCTATCGGGGTCACGATAGGTTTCTGTCTTGGTGATTTGCTGAGCCGTGGCAACAGCAGAGTCGTGACCAGCAACAATCACACCGAAGTTAGAAGACTGAGCAGAAGCACCAGTTGTGCCGGGGCCAGTACCAATCTTTGGCAGGTTGTTGGAAACGAAGATGCGGAAACCATGAAGGTTGTTCAAGATCAGACCATTCTGCAAACCAGAACCACCGAAGTCACCATTCAGCAAACGGCTGTCTTCGTCTTTCAACAACTCGACAAACACGGGGTCAACGACCAACCAGCGACCTTGTGTGTCAACAAACTGTTGATCCATCAAGCGACCCATACGGGCAACCACTGCCAAGGGCGAAACGAGCGTTGTTGATGCGCCAGTTTGACCGGGGTAGCGAGGAGCCAAAGGAATCGAATCACCAGCAGAACCACCAGAGGTCAAGTTACCAAAGTTGGGACGGCTCAACTGCATGCTGGACAACAGTTCGTTAGAACCTGCCTCAGACAAAGCCTTGGTGCCGGGGAAAGTGGTACGGGCTGTGCCAGCGTTTGTGTGCTTAGCGGACTGCTGATAACCAGACAAATAGCCCAACACATCTTGGTCATACTGGTCACGCAAGCGATAAGCTGCACGATCAGAAGCCATCTGCATGAAGTTCACATGGGAGTGAGCAGCTTCGATGTCATCAATCTTGAAGGCGTAGTAGTTAGCCTGATCAACAACAAGGGTGAAGTCTTCATCATTCAGGTCTTGTGCAGTGATTTGTGTACCACGGGCATAAGACTGAACAGAAACCTCAGGCTCTTTGATGATTTTAACAGAGTCGCCCATGTTGGCAATCTCGCCAAAATAGTCGCTGTTAGTGA